TCATTTGTACCTGACCAAAGAGTAGTGCCAGAACCGATATAAGCAGTAGTATAACTGCCATCAGTAGTCGCACCACTTTGGAAACCCTCTCCTAAATCAATTAGGTCGGAGTCCACTTGTTTTGCCAAAGCATAACCAGCATCGTCAGTATAAAACTTCCTCATGCTTGCTAAACTTTGTACCTCTGCGATATCCTCAATTAATTTTGAGTATTCGTAGTGTTTATTTAAAGATACATCAACGGTAGTATTTGTAGCTGCCGATAATGTAACCTGTGTGTTTGCTGCTTTAGCACTAGCTGAACCTCTTGAGGGTACTGGTATGTGTATAGTGTCACCTTTTTTCCCCTTATGATTCAGTTTAGTGACTAGATTAGCAACCACTAAGTTACTTTTATAGGCACCAATAACCTCGTCACTCCATAATTCTGGAATGAAGTTATTAGCAACTGCAACCGTAACTTGGTTTGTTCCTAAAGCCATTTGACTTTCTCCTTATATTTTATTTAACCCTCCCATCTTGATAAGCTGAGAATATTTCATCTGCTAGCGAATCATATCTGTTAGGGTCAGTTTGTTTTAAACGAATTAAATCAGCCCTACGGTAGATTTTTTTACCCGCTGTGGATTCACCTGAAGCTCTTGATACTCCCTTACCTGTTTTTAAAGCAGCTTTTCTAGTAGTTTCCTTTTCCGCTTCCACTTCCTTTGTCTTGGAAATCATTTCCCTTTCCTTCCAAATCGTTAGAAGTTCATCAGCGGAATCGAAATCATAAGCGTCTGCTTCCTTAAACAAGCGTTGACGTACCTTACTTCCTTCAATCCACTCCTGAAAGTCGGGACTTGTAACAACGTCCTTAAAATCAGGGTGCGTTTTTTCGAGTTGTTGTGCAGTCATTGAAGCTTGTTGTTGCTGTGTCTGCTGTGTAAACTCTCTGAATTTTGGATGTCTTTCAATAATTGTCCTAACAGCTGCTTCAGGATTATCATAGAAATCTAAATCTTCAGTGTCGGTAGTTGTTTCTTTGTTATGATTTATCTGGGTTTGAAGAAATGAATCAGTTAACTTTCTAAGTTCGCCAATCTCTTGGCCCTTACGACCTAGTTCTCTCTCTAGGTTTTCGTAAGCTTCAGCTACTTCTTTTGTTGACTTACCTTGAAATTTCTGTGGAAGTTCCTGTTCCGGTTCCTCTACTGTTTCAGTTGGTTCATCTTGAATCGCTAAAGTTTCTAATGTATCTTTTTCAGTTTCCTGTGTTTCCTGTTCAACCTCAGGGTCTACAATGTTACTTACCATAGTCTTACCTCCGTCTATATAAGATTGTGGGGGTTAAAAAAGTTAGAGCTGGACTACTCCAGTTGTTCTAACGCTAGTTTGGTGCTCTCCTCTAAATTAATAATCATGTTTAAAGTAAACACCTGTCCTCTACGTTCATGTAGAGTACCTATATCTTTAATATCATAAATTTTTTCCAATGATTCAGCTAGTTCCGTATACTCTTCTACGAGTGAACGCCAACCATCACGTTGAAACAAATCTAATCTTTGTTCTAATAGTTCTGTATCTGTCACTGATTCATAGCCTTAGCTAGATTAAGGACAGTTTCCGAGTTTAGATGTTCCACTTCAGGAATATTACGTGCAGTTTCCGACTGTATTCCTTTTATCTTGACCATCTTCTCAGCTAATTCTAGTTGTTTCTTAGCAAGAGTTTCATTAGATGTCTTATCACCTGAATCCACTTGCAACTTCTGTGCTTCCGCATATAGTTTATTAATCTCCGCTTTAAGTTCCTCTAGTTCAAGCATTGATTTTTGCATTTCTATTTGTTGTTGTTGTTGCTCTGCTGGGTTAGGTTGCAACATTTGTTGTACTGCGGCTACTAATTTATCTCTATTATTCAGAGAAGAGTTCTCAAAGATACTAATAAGGATAACACCAAAAGCTGGTGAATCCTGAGGTACCATTGAAAGTAGTTGAACCATTTGAGTTGTTTCCAACTCTTTAGCCATTATACCTAAACTACTATAAGGAACAAACTTATAATCTTTTACTGGATAACGCTTAACATCAAACTGTATTCTTCGCCATATAACTTTATTTACCATTGGAATTAGGAATGAATCTTGGAAATTCATTAATGTTCTCTTCTGTCGTTTGATAGATGCCGCTTGGAGCATTGACATTCCACTAGCAGTAGAATTGCGAGGATTAGCAAAGTTACTGTTAGCGGTATCCATAGCACCAGTACCCATTTGAACCATTCGTTCTAGCTCTGCAGATTCAGTAAACGTGGAATTGGATAGGCTACCGAAATTTAGAGGCATTAGAACAGACTTAGGGTCCCCGTTAGTGAGGATGGTTTTACCCGGCCTTACATCGAACTTAGTTCCACGTGGTAAACGAGTAGCATCGAGGCCCATCATCGGGTGTGTCGTGAGTGCTAAAGCATCAATACGTGCTCTCAGTTCGGCATCTAAAGCTTTTTGGGGGTTGTATCCCTTTTCCGCAATACCTCTTCCCCAGAATCTATTTGGAACTCTGTCATGCTGATAGGCTATAAATGGTCTATCATGCATCATGTATGGATTTTCCGCTGCTTTTAATACTGCTGAATCATTAGCAATAGTAACAACAGCTTCAACTAATTCATCGTCTTCATAATCAAATTCATGTATCTCTCTTGTTCCAGTAGAGAGAAACTTTTTAGGAACCAAGCCCCAATATTCTATAATCTTTACCTTATCATCTTCATTAAGTATCTGTGAAGCTTCATCATTAAAACCAAAATCAGCTTTATCAAAGCTACCTATTGGTTTATCCATATAGATACCTTCCGTAATTCCCTTAGTAATAAGGTAACGAGGTTTAGTTACAACCTGTGCTACACCTAATGCTTCATTAATATTAGTTCCTGTAGGGTCAATAACAAACTCTTTAGGGGAAACGGGTTCCACTTTAATACTAATATAAGGAACTTCCTGAGTTTCCACTGTAGTTGTTAGGGTACCTGATACTGGCTTCTCTAAAGGTACAATCTCTGCTTTTTCCGTAACAAGAACCTTAGCTATACCTGTGCCATATATGGCTCCATTTAGCAAACATTCCGCAATGGCAGCTTTTGCACCATCTTTTTCCAAGTCCTCATGAAGTAGTTTACGTACATATTCCACATCCTGTGGTTGCATATCAAGAACATCATCCTCAATATCAAACCAACGTTCCCGGCCAAATGTTGCTTCCTCTAGTTCGCTGACAGTGGCCTCAATAGCCTGTTGTGTGGCTGGGGATATTAGTCTACTTTTCTCTGATAGCCTAGTCTTATCCTCTTCATCCCAAATACCACGCCATAAACGGTAGTATTCATCCCATTTCTTTTGGTAGTTAGTGTTCCTATGTTCTTCCCATATTTCCACCCTTCCTAACACCCAGTCCTTTAAATGTTGATGGGGGTCAATATAAGATAGTTCTTTTTGTTTTGCCATAAATTAGTATCCTGCTACTGCGTCCATAGGTTCCCATTCATCCAACTCTATACTACCTGCGTAATCTGCGACACTTACTTGGTCTATGTACGCTAACGAGTCAAGTAAATCGTCATGACTTAAAGGTGAAGGGAAATCCATCATTTGTGAAATAAAGTGATTATTCCAATCAGCCTTTCTAAATTTAATTCTACCATGTTCCAAGCGTCCCTGCAAAGCCCATGTTATTCTATCTGTCTTTCTTTTACCACCATGAGTAACATCAGTAATGTTTACCCACCTACCTTTAGTTCTCATTTCATCTTCAAGGTAGGGCATGATTGCATTCTTTAATGCTCCCGCTTCAATACCTACTGTAGTGGCTTCACTATCTACAGCGGCATTTAAAATTCTATTCGCTGTTTCCTTGATGCCCCACCTACCGTGGTAAATATCCTTTACTAGCCATTCATCACCCACGATTTTAACTACTGCAATGGAGGTTTCATCTAACTTACTTGACTTTAAACCTCTATCCTTTATAGCTTGTTCAAAACCTGCTGGGTCAACAGCTACTACATAGTGGCCTATCGTGCCTTCCTTAAAATCTCTATTGTCCTCTACGTAAGTAACCCATTCCTCTTTGAATATACCACCACTAAAGGTTTCAAAGGTTGCTTCAAACTCTTGTCTAAAGGCTTGAGTGGACATTGTACTCTTAGCCGCAGCAATTTCCTTAGGGTCCAAGAGAGGATTATCAGTTGACTGGTACTGAAATGATTCCCAATCATCCTCTGCTTCACTCGCTTCCATAAATAATTTATAGAAGTGATTCTTCCCTGCCGGAGTCCCAATAAAGAGTGCACCACCCTTTACATCAGCCAGAGTTGGTCTTAAAATCATTTCCCACACTTCCGGTTTCATGGAAGCATATTCATCTAGGACGACATATTGTAGTCCTACGCCCCTTAGAGTGTCAGGCCGGTCACTGCCTTTTAAATAAATCTTCCTATCGTTGATTAAAGTTAATACTGCTGTATTCTCATGGGCGGCTTTGATAACATCCTTTCCCAAATCCTTTAACATACCCCACATAATGTCTTTTGACTGTTGGAATGTGGGGCCAACATAAAATACGTCTTTGCTTTTACTCTGTAAAGCATTAATCAATAGAACCCAAGCAGCTAATCTGGACTTCCCAAAGCGTCTACCTGCCGATACTACCTTAAAACGAGCCTTGGACTTAAATATTTCCATTTGAGCATCATGAAGTGCTACCTTAATATCAGCCACTGGCTTCCCGTATCACCTCACCTTCAAAAGTAGCCTGCTCTTCCGCTTCCTTTTCCTCTATGGCCTTTACGGACTCAACAATAATGTTTATTCCTAAATCCCTATGCTCATGTTTTATTTCCACTGCCTTATGTGCAGGTATTATCCTGTCCATACACATCTTTAAACAGTGTCTATCGCCAGCTAAGGCCATTTCAATAACCTTATCAACTATTTCCGGTCCTTTAGCGGACAACACCTCTCTACTAAGAGCTGTGTATTTGTTTATAGAGCCCACTGGCCTGCCAACTGGGTTCAATGAAGGCATTCCTTTGTAAAAGTTAGGATTACCTGCTTTCTTCTTTGGTTTTTTAGTTGGCATACCTTTGTCCTGTTAACAAAAAGGGAGGTTCTATACCCCTATTATACCACGCTTTTCCCCTAATTGCAACAACTTAGTGAAAATAAACCGATTTTAGCCACTTTTAGCTACATTTAGATTAGTTAAGTTCTATTATGGTCCAAACTTCGTTTCATGTGCTAATGAACTACACCGCAGGGGCAGGGCTTGGCCATAGGGGGGCCCCCATTGCCATCCATGGCTCAAAATGGCCCAGCGTGGCCCAGCGTGGGCGTGGCCTTAAATGGCCTTAAATTGCTTTAAATTGGATTTAAATGGCCCAGCCATGGCCAAACGTGGCCAGCGTGGGAAATATGAGATATATGAGGCCATGATAGTGGTTCTATAGGCCATGCATAACAGTGTTATGCGATTAATGATATTTATTTTCACCAGAGTATTGTATTTCAGGATTAATCTGGTATATTAATACACATGGGCCACGACGTGCCATACTAAACGGGAATGATAACCATTCTCATTAACTTAAATAACTAAGGAAATATGATGAAAAACACACACAAGGGAATTGAGGACCTAACAAAGACTCAAGCAACACTATACCGTTCTTATGTAGCCACTAACACTAAGAACACTAACCAACAAAAGGAAATAACACGCCTATGTGAGTTAGGTAAGGATGGCCATGCTGAGATAGTGGCCATAGCAGAGGTACTTAAGGCTAACGCTGAAAGAACCGCCACTATCAAGGTACAAGTTAGCAGGGCTATGGCTAACCTAAAGACTGGCCTTACCTTGCAAGGACTGGGTAAGAGTGACGACAAGGTATTCATTGGACCTAAGAACACTGACAATGAGCCAACTGAGGCCAGTGAGGCTACTGAGGCCAGTGAGGCCAGTGAGGCACCTAAGGCACCTGAGGCCATTAAGTACAGCATTGAGGACCTTGAGAAGGTATTTTTTAACTTCTCTAAGGATACTCAAGAAGTTGAGTTGATGGTCCTTATTGAGGGCTCAAAACTATCTAAGAAGGCCAAGAAGGCTCTTAATGCAGTCTTAGACCCTGAGGTCCTTAAGATAGCCAAGTAATACCAGCACCAGCAAAACGGGCCCCTATATGGGGCCTTTTTTTGTGTTCGTGGTTCTCTATCCTGAGGGCCTCATATATTCGATTCTAGGCGTTTTTATTCCCTAGCCATACCCAAGCCAGCCAAAACCATAATAATAGCCATACGATAGCCTCAGGTTGACTTATGGCCATTATTATGAGATAATGTTCCCTGAGTTGAGATACACATACTCAAAAAATGCATAACACTGTTATGCGATTATTAACAAAAAAATAGTGAGGTATTAAATATGGAATATATGCACCAGTTAAAAGAAAGTGAAATGACTGGTAAATTGAAAGGAATTCCAGCCATTAACACTAATACATTGACAAATGAGTTCTGTAGCAAAATGAGAAAAACCGATTCAATATGTAAAAAATGTTACAGTGCGTCGATGTTGCAAGGTATGAGGCAAAATTGTGTACCTAGATGGCAAAAAAATAGTGAAATACTTTCAAACTCAATTCCAATTGAGAATTTACCCGTTATAAATGCACATTCATATAGATTTCATGGTCATGGTGAGTTAATAAATTACACACACCTAGAAAATTTTATGAATATTGCACGTAAAAATCAGCATACGCACTTTGCTTTATGGACCAAGCGTATTGGATATGTACGTAAATGGCTGAGGGAAAATGAGTTATTAAATAATGTGATATTTATATACTCTAATCCTAAAACTGACAGAGTTATGATTAAACCGCCAGAGGGCTTTGACAAAGTATTCAATGCAGTTTATAATGACACTGTGAAAAACAATCAAACATTATGTACAGGTATTAAATGTATTGATTGCATGGCATGTTACAGACACAATGAACACACTGTAATTGTCGAGAAAATTAAAAATAGATAACAAAGAGGTGATAAAATGAAAGAAAAACACTCATGGTGTATAGAGATAACACTACGTAGAACCTTTGATGGCTCATACGAAGATGCAGTTAAAGTAGCATACAATGATTTTGATTGGTTTTTTGAGCAGGTTGATGGTGATAATGTAAACTCGCCTTGTGGTATGACTATACAAGAATTACCATATCAAGGGGAGGGTTATTTAAAATCCAAAGAGATAACTTTAATATAAACTGCATAACACTGTTATGCGTAACGACTGGGAGGTCAAAATGGTAGATAATACTTTAGAAGGTGTAATGGACGTGTTGGTAACAGGTGGCTTTCATGGCTGGTTTCAACAACACAGGATACAGGAAATAGCACACTTTTATGGCGTAAGATGGCAAGATTTGCAAGATTATGCTATAAATGAGTTGGGTTATGATACTGATGGCGATGAATTCACTAATTTATTTGGTGAAAAGAATGACTATTTATGGTAAGGAGGCTTAAATGACTAAGAAAAAAGAACCAACACTAACCGTAGAAGGCTGGTTTGGAAAGGATAAGGAAGTAACACGTGAGGAATATATAGACTTATGGGTTAAAAATGCTGACCTTTACAAGTTAGTACACTACAAACAACTTGCATACATGGAGGCATGGGTGCAGGATATTAAGGACGATATAGCGGAAA